CAAGAGCTCCACCTTTTGTTTTAGCAAGTGCTCCGCCTTTACCAGCTGAAAGACGACTACGCATACCCCGAGGTCCTTTAGCTTTAGGGCCTAGTGATCCACCTTTAGTTTTAACTTGACCACCACTTGATTTGACCATGGCGCCACCTTTGGACTTAACCATTGCGCCACCTTTGGACTTAACCATTGCACCGCCTTTGGAACTGGGTGGCAGTGCTTTAGGTGCAGGCTTAGTTCCTCCAGTTACTTTTGCACTACCTGAGCCAACACGGGTACGTGCATCACGTGTAACTTTGCCTTTGCCTTTAGTACCGCTTGTAGTGACTTTAGCTGTACTGGCTTTAGATCTAGTTGCTCTATTTTTAGAAGATGTTGGACGCTTAGAAGCTGAACGACGACTACGCTGTCGTGCTGATGTAACTTTAGCCATAATTAATTAATATAAGAGAGAATTAAATGTTCACGAAGTCTGTTAACTCCGTTTTGCCTCATGTAAGAGAGCCAATTGGTACTTCCTTTTTCCTGATTACATCGACGACATGCAGGAACAAGATTTCTAAAATCTCCGCCACCTTTACATTTAGGTTGCACATGGTCGAGTGTAAGCTGGTTAAATTCATAGGTTTCTCCGCAATAAACACATGTACAGTCAAAATGCTCTTTGATACTGCGCCTCCAAAGACGCTTAGCTTCAGAGGATGTCATGGTTATTAGGTTGTGTATGTAGTGATCAGGTGTTGGAAGTAACGGTGTCATTTACGAGTTTTCTTTTTGCACTTGAGTTTGTCTCTGTTTCTAGCTCTGTTCTTAGAAGCTTTTTCTAAAACAGTGCTTCCACATTTTGTGTGAGAAACATCTTTACCGTCACCGTTACCATAGGTGCCACGTTTTCGATTCTCTCTGTTAAGTGCTACTCGTTTTTTAACTCGGTCTGGTCTTTTTTGATATTCAGACTGCTGCTTACGTCTCCGTGCAGCTGCTTTAGGGTTGGCCTTGTAATAGGCGCTAGTACTTTTTGCCATATAGTCTGGATTGGACTAGTTCTGGATCCACTTTGGGAATCACATTTGCAAGTTTGTCGAGTGGGTTACCGTCATAGGCAACGCCACTAATGTCATTTGTTTTGAGCCAGTCGCAGGCTGCTTTCAAGTCAGCAGTAGTAGCCTCCCCCGATTTGATACGGGAGAGGAACTCTGAAGTGACTAGATTATGCAGATCGTTAAACTGGTCCTCCGTCGCTTTCTTCTTCATCTGGATTAGTAATTAGTTTCCAATCTGTATTATCCCTGTTTGGGAATGGTGGTTCTACAACAGGTTCATCTGGATCTGGATCAGGTTGATATGGAGTAACTGTATTTAGTGCTCTGTAGAGGTTTAAACGAAAGACAGCATATTCACCGTCTTCGTATTCATCTTGTAGGTCAAAGTGTCTAAAGCCTGTATAGTTCAGTTCAAATGCGCGACGTGCGGCATCGTCGCGAACGTCAAAGACTTCATCATTAGGCTGACCTGTTTTAAATAAAGTGCCATCAGGAACTTCTACAAACGCAACAGCTTCTGGTCCCCAGGCTACGTGATATTTCATAATTAAGGATTAGCAGTAATTGTCCAACCTTTAGCAATCAGGTTGTTATAAGCAGTGTTAGCAGCAGCACTCCAAGTAGACTGACCAGCGTTAGTGCCACCATTAATGCCTAGAGCGATGTTGGATTGACCGTTAGCGTCCAGGCTGACAAGAATGTTCTCGATTGATTGTGCGGATAGGGCACAACCTTGCCAAGTACCATCAAATGCATTGCTGTTAAGTGTTCCCGTAGTGTCAAACATGTTGGCGGGGAAATCAACAATGGGACATAGATTGAACATTTGATAAAAACTTGTTCCCAAAGACAAGTCCCAGTTAACTATTTCAGAGACATCAACTAGTTGTTGACAGTACTGAACACAGCCGTAAAAAGTTGTGACACTGCTTGTATCCATAGCAACTAAAGCTGTGAAATCATTGCCTCTGTAAGTCTGATACAAGTCATCGTTGTTTGGCGCACTAATTGGCACCATTGTTGAAAGACTGCAACCCCTAAACGTCACTCGTGCGGATGTGCAATTGCTGAAATCTAAATTAGAACCTCCTGTTAAATTACTACAATCATCAAACATACCATCAGCCGTAAACGGAACGGTAGGCATTGTCAGAGAAGGAATACTTGTAAGTCCTGAGCCGCCAAATGTGCCAGCCAAGTTTGTAGCACTAGAGAAATCAAGACTAGGAAAGCTAGTTAAAGATGTACAATTGGCCCAAGTGTTTGAGAAATTAGTTCCACTAGAAGTGTCAATTGCGGGGAAACTAGTTAGGGACGAGCAGTCTATCCAAGTACGGGTAAAATTAGTACCATTAGAGAAATCAAGCAGGGGAAAGGTGACTAACGACCCGCACTCTTTCCAAGATTCTTCAAAATTTGTACCTGACGAAGTGTTCCACGCTATTTGCGTAGTTAGATCGTCGTTCTGATTCATTACAAGCCTAAAATTCGTGCAATTTGAAGAATCAATAGAGGGTGAAACTACAAAATTATTTCTAGCAAAAGCTTCCTCCAGGCTAGTTGCTCCACTTGTATCAACAATGAGATTTGTTAATTCGTTTCCAGCAAAAGCATTCTTCCAATTTTGAACCGACGATGATACGGTAAGCGGACGATCATTGACAAAGTTAATAATCTTGCAATTAGCCCAGGCGCTATCTAGCTCTGTTAATACAGTGCTTGTTGTAAGCGTCGGGAAATTAGTCCTGTCAGGAGACGGCTCATTGTTATATCGGCCCAATCCAGAGAAAGCTCTAATTAAATTTGTCGCCAATGGAAGGTTGGTTGGAATATATTCATAAGGTGACAAGTTGATTGGAGTTATTTCCCCTGTACAGTCACTAAACGTTCTTTCAAGAGTGGTTAGATCAGTGTATTTGAACGTGGGAATTGTACCACCTAATGCTTTCTGACCGGTAAGTAAGTTTTCAACTTGATCCCCAGTATATCCAGGCCCCGCTGCATTTACACGGAACTCCGGGTGCCATTGATCAACACGGGTAATCACGTTTGAATCACTCAAGCCAATCCTTGTTGCATCAAGTCCATCATCAGCAACAATCTGAATGCGGTATTGACCAGGGTATGGATAAGAATGAGAAGGAGTTACACCTTGTTCATAAACAGTAGATGTACCATCACCCCAGAACACTCTCATCGAAACTGTAGGAACGATGTAAGGCAACGTGATCGAAGTCTCTCCGATGGTATTTGGATCAGTGTTATAGACAAACGAATAGGAGTCAGCCTTGATTGGCTCGTCAGAAACGATGTTGTACTCACCTTTGATAACAGACACCGCTTCAGTATTACTGAGCTGTCCGTTCCATAGGTAAGCAGCCTTCAACGTTTGGCCAGGCCCAAACTCAACCTCATCAGCACCAGAAGCAACGATTGCATTCGTAGGGAATGACAACCCTTCTGTATAGAGATAGTTCTGTTGAGTCGTACCATCAGACTCACCAAATGAACTGATAGTCCTCACACGACCAGGCTGGATAGCACCAACCTGCGGGTACTCATCATTGATTGCAGCTGATTGACCGTTGATGTTCCAATCAAGCGTACCGTTAGCGTTACTCAGCTCCGCAATTGTTGATCCATTTGCTTTGATCTTGTAGAAGTAATCATCAGTAGTGGTATCTGAATCAAGCAGCAAAGAGAATCCACCGTCAAAGTTACCGGATGAGGTTAGTGAAAACACATCAGGCTCTCTTGGATCTTCTTTTATCGTACTTGACAGGATAGGTTCATAGACTAAATTAAATCCCCAAACGTAATATGTTGCGCCACCTAGGACAGAGTTAAAAGGATAGAATCTAGGTCCACCATTACCTGCTGGCTTTGACCAAGAGAAACGTTGCCATTTGTCAGTAACAGTAAAGGAAGGACTAGTTGGACCACTGAATATACGGAAATTAAATCTACCTGTCTCTCCTGGACCAACACGTGCCCAACAGGAAGCGGTATAAGCTACACCGTCGCTTACACTACCAGTACTCCATCTAGAACCACCAATGTTTTCACACTTGGTGGCCGTAAAAGTACCATCTGGCGCAGCAAAATCAGTAGTGTCTTTTGTGATTGTCCCTGATGGATTAGACGATCCATTGGTGTTATCTGGCCAAACAAAGCCTATTCTGTTGTCTGCAAACGGTTCTAGTAATAAACCCTTTACTTCTCCAGTTTCATAATCATGGTCAACTCGTGGCACATCGTTGCCAACGAATTTAACGAGACCATCAGAATCAATGAAAGAAGCACCAGAAGCACGGCTAAACGTACTAGCTAATGGCAGCTCTCGCCTACCGTTGATAACGTTGTAAATACTCTGTGGTCTAGCTTTAGGATATAAATTTTTAATTGTCATGGAACAGAAGGTAATGAAAGGGTCAAAGTAGTTTCAAGTGCAGGGCTGCCATCAGGTGGTTGGTACGTGATTGTTAGCGTTGTACCTGATACGCTGAAAGAAAGCTCATTAGGTCCTGGAACCGCATTAGAGACACCAACAACTGAAGGAATATCAGTAAAGGCAAGTTTGCCTAGCAATCCACTGACAGGAATTTCATCAGCGTCATAACCAAGATCCTTTTGAGTGACTACAGGCCAAATACGATCATCATCTGTAGTGTGCTCAAGGACTGGTTCAAGGATCGCTGCAGGTTGAATGCGATTGCCATCAGCATCAACATCATCAGTACCAAAGACAACATCTCCAGTACCACTAGGTTGTAACTGAATATCTGTATTAGCACCTGCAGTTGATGGATCCTGAATAATCTTGAATCCTCGCAGGTCCAGATCTTCTCTAATGATAAATCTAGATTGAATAGCTTCAGGCAGAATGAAAATTGTTCCAGTCTTTTGGTTTACCGTGAATGTCTCACCAACCTTGAAGTTACCGTTCTCGTCTGTACTAGACAGCCAAACACGACCACCATTGATGTAACTAAGACGCGAACCAGCATCACCTACACCACCAATCTCAATAGCTTGATTATCAGGTTCAGGTACACCGCCAAAATCAGGGTGAGCACGGTAGTCTGTACCACTACCAACGAACTCCATGGTGTGTCCACCAGTGGAGATGTACGACTGAAGGTAGAACTTACATGTATTACCTTCTAGAGCGTCAATTTTTAATCCTCCATTCTCAAAGGCATCAGGGTCAGCAACAGTATCTGCTAGTGGTGAAAAGATATTGATTTCATATCCATCAGCTGTTTCGTTAGAACCCAGGATTGGGTAAAGAACACCATTAATCTCTACCACCATGTGGTCAAGTGGTGTCATCTGACGTGGTGGTTCCCACTGTGTTCCTTTGGTGAAACTAATTACTTCAATGAACTGAGAACCAGCAGCCGTATATTCTTTTACAGCAGCAGTAAAGATAGAAGCAGGTGATTTACCATCAGCAATAAGACCATATTGACCAAAGTCAGTCGTACAATTGCTGAGGTTTAGCTGCCCACCATTCACTGATTTGGCATGATATTGGCAGAACGTACCAAAGAAGCTGACTAACTGCGCATAGCCGTTATTTGTAGCTAAGACGCCAGGTCCACCAAGTGCAATCTGCGTAAAACTGTCAACAACAAAGCTTCTAAGTGGGGATGAAACATCAACTCTTTCTCCATCAACCAGGATACCGCCACCAGATGGTCCTGACGTTGTGTCGCCACCTTCACCCGCTAGGAAGTTAGGGTCAAAGGAAGCATTATTCGTTTGAAGGTCGCTGAAGTGGGTGCAGTTCTGGATATATGGAGACTTGGTAATGAATGAACCTTCTCGATGAGCTGCAACCCAGCCCTGCTGTGGAGGTAGACCGTAAACAGGGTCAGGATCCACGCCACCATTGCCACGGTTTCCAAGGCTCTTCAAACCAGCAAAGGTGAATCCCGTGAGATAAGAACCACTGTCCATCTCAAACATGATTTTCAGCTCACCTGGATAAATATCTTGGCCCTCTTGTTGTCCAGCTACTGATTCACCAGTGATGTCAGGGTGAATGTAGGTGTTGCGTAGGGAAGAACCAATGATTGCCAGATTCTTAGCTTGGATCTGAATAGGGAATTTTTCAGCATATACACCAGGCGCACATCGAATTGTGTAAGCATCACCTAATCGTGCATCTTTAGGTGTTACAACGCCACCACTAACATATGTATGTGCTTTTTCAGTTGGACCTGCATAAACCCTAAAAGTAGTTAGACTAGTTACTGATGAAACTCGGAACTGCTTATTTACTGCTGGAAAATTCGCTTGACCATCAGTACAGCTCCATATCATAGGAGACAATGTAACTGTTACACCGCTAGTTAAATCGTGATTAGCAGTTGTTGTGATATTGACAAAACCACTTACTTCATCATAAGTGGCAGTAGATACGGCAGATACTGTACCGGGTGTAGGAGTATTAGCTACTTCAACAGCACGTTTGATGGTACGGAATGCTTCATCAGGTCTCCGACCAGGGTTATTGTCATCACCCTGTGGATCAACATATAGGACGCTTTGAGGGGTAAACGGATTAGGAACAATCTCACCAGATGTAATTGCCTGCCAAGTAGTACCGTCATAGATAGAGAAGGTTTGTACCTCTTTACCTAAATTGGTTGTAAACCTCTGATACCACAACTTACCTCGTTCGTATCTTTTATTAGGATCTGGAGGGTCAGACTGATAAAGAGTTTCAAAATATCTCTTTGTAGCCCCACTTGTAGGAAGAGTTGTGTCATCCCACACTGTAGGACTGTCCATGTCTACCTCTTTAAGCAGAGGCTCAATCTGATCTACATTGATGGTTGTTTCACGAATAGATCTTTCGATTCTCTCAGGTACTTCCTGCAATGCAAGCAGCAGCTGAGTAAAGTCATTATTCAGATCTTGTGCACGAATTGATGTGCCAGGAAAGAACCTGGCAATCATGTTGCAGATATCAGTTGCTCTCGTAATAATGACATTATCAAACGTGGAAGACCTGTCATCGGGTGGCAAGCCAGGCGCAACACAGAACTCAAGTTCTACTGGTTCTGATGATGTAAAATAGTATTCAGTTGGAGAAGAAGTACAAGAATTAGAGTCTGCGACTTCTGTACATAGGTCGTATTTTTTTGTAAGGTCATTCCAAAGATAAACAAAAATATCCTCTGTTTTAATGTATTGGAATGCAAATGAGTATTTAGTTGTTAAGCCATCACCCCTGTAACCAGCGGGTATTGCATCTTGGCAAAGGTTTTCAGCCATTTACTTGTTCTTCATGTTAAGAGCATCGACAGCTTCTCGTCTACCTGAGAAGTTATCATTTCGGGTGTTGTACTTAATACGTGCACGGGTTCTTTCTTCTTCGATCATCTCAACAAAGCGAGGATCAGAAGCTACTGTTGCCCATGCTTTCTTACGAGCTGCATCAAACTTATTTTTAATCAATCTGTTATGAAGTAAATCCATAGGATCACCCTGTGCTGATCCACCACCTTGTCCTACATAACCCTTCATTCGTTTCACTGAATCTTGTACATCAGTACGTCTGGCAAGTTTATTAAGTTCAAGCTCAAGGTTCTGCTTACCAATAGCTTCGGCAAATGCAGATCGAAGAACATTGTTCTCACGTAGGCTGATGGGAGGATTAGATGGAGCTGACATGACAGACAATCTCATGTCATATTGACTGTTAAACAGCAGTTCTCTACCTGGTGAATCATCCAAATTGAATTGAACAGGACTTACAGCATTAAACAGACTCGTAGGCAGATCCCAATCTTTGATTGGTTCACCATTAAGTAGGTCATATTTAGCCGGTAGTGGCTGAGCAGCAAGTAGTTCAGTGCCCTGGTTACGGTTACGAATCTGATCCCAAATAGAGGAACTCAGTTCTTTCATACCAGGGTTCAAAATTTTACCAAGTTCATTCCTCAAGGAACTCATTGGAATCTGATTGTTGGCTAGACCAGCAGCAATACGTGGTAATGCTTTTGGATCACCACGGAGCACATCAACAAACAGCTGCAAACCCTGTAGATATGATTTACTGGTTGCACTTTCAGCAACGATCAGAGCATATTGTTGGAATTTTTCTTCTGTCCACTCTTCACCCATCATCTGGCTATGTGTTGCAATATCACCGATTGTTGTCAACATTACGTTGAACGGTTCAAATGCTTCAAAGTTGACCCATACATCACCAATTTTGATTTCATTAGGTCTCCATTTTGCATCAACCCAAGTCTGACGCAACTGTTCATTCATAGGACCATTGCCACGAATGTTCCCGCTGACAGCTGCAATTGAAGCCATAAGGGTCACAGCTGAACCTATAGCCTCTCGACCGTTAGCCAAAGCTTTGGCATTAGCTAGTTCGTCTGCATTTTTAATCCCATACTTAGCCACTGTGTCCAGTGTTTCAGGTGTGGCTTTACGAATAGCCTGGTTTTCAACAATAATTCGATTAAGTACAGGTGTGTGCTTACCGACAAGTTCCAGACCATTGACACTAGTACGTGCAAACAGGAAGAAAGGTTTAGCCCAAGGTGTTGCTTGGAACGCTTTGTCTAGCCTTGATGAAAAACCATCCAGCTGTTTAGTGAGCGTAATTTCTTCAATGCCATACTTAAGGGCATCATCACGGACAGTACCGTCGGCATCGAGAATTTGATTAGAAAACAGTTGCTCATATTCCTTCATCTGTTTGGGATTGATTTGAGCACTACCATCTAGAGATGCTCTCATCGCACGTTCACGTCCAACGCCACGAGCCATCAAAACCTTGAAGGTTTCGTCAGTAGCTCGCATCAACTTGGTTGAATACGTCAAGAACTTTTTGTCATTCAGGTTTCGAGTTAAGTTTGCAAAACCCCAGAGCTGTTTTTCAAATTTGGTTGCTTCTGGTCCGTTATAGTATTTAGACATGATCTCCCACTCAACTGATGATTTATTGAGCGAGTCATCGATATAACGCTGGTTAGGAGTTGCGATGTCACCAGCAAACGATGAGTTCAGCTTTGACATGAACAGTTTGAATGCCTCAGGCACCATCTCAACCATTGCAGCAAGATTCGCTAAAGAAGCCTTACGTGTTGCACTATCGCCATTTAAGGTTGCTCCAAGTGCCATAGACATTGGTCTCAAAAACGCTGCACTAGAAGTACCCATAATTGCTCTAACGGGTGTCTTAGGGCCACTCAGGACGCTGTGAACCATGACCTTGCCAAGTTCATTAATCAGTGCTCCTGTTTCCTTTCTGCCATTTGAAAACTCACCACCTTTCAACTTCTTCTTAGCCCAAGCTGCTAGGTCCTCATAGTTGGTGAGATCTTTGGATTGGGAGATGTATTCAAAAATCCCTTTCATCATGTCGTCACTGGTTTCACCATCAGCAAAACGCAGCATTGCAAACAGAGCCTCTTTTGACTCACGCTTCAGTTCTTTCAGAACTTTCTTACCTTCCTTTACAACATCAGCACTTGGTTTACGTGGGTTACCAGCATCGAGGTTCTTAAGTGTCCGTCCAGCGTCAAACCTGGCTCGTTTCGTCTCAGCCAGCAAAGTCACAATCTTGTCTACGAGTTGTTCCCCAGGACCGTCCTTAGCTCCCAGGTCGGCAATATCACCCAACTCACGTCCAACCATGCCCAGGTCCCTTGCTTCACGTACCAGGGATCCAATCACCAGATCAGCAGCAGCCACTTTCTCAGTGCTCATGATCCTTTGACCATTCTTCTCGAATGATCCTTCCATGAATGGTTTCATGAACTCTTCCGTAGACATGTCTGAAGTATTCCTGCCTTCTACAATTTCCTTATACATCCCAATTTGCTCACCCCAAAGTTCTTTCATGGTTGTCTTGCCAGCTTTAATCTGACGCATACCTTCTTTGAACTTTTCAGAACTCATCAGACTCTTTGCAGTCTTTTCGATAATTTCCTCAGGTAAATCACTGGACTGCACATAACGATTTAGTTCAGCAGGTGTGGTGACACTCTTTGTAGAGCCGTTATCAGCACCCCATTCATTACGAATACGTCCTAGCTGCTCCCAGGCTTCATCAGCCTTACCAGTAGACGTAGGAGCACCCTGCCAAGGATCTGCAACAGGTTTGTTTTTATAACCTCCAAAACCTTCTTCATTGAATTGTTCTTTGCCACGTGTGTCTATCTGTTCGGTGACAGACTGTGCACGTTCCTGTGCAGCCTTGGCTTGTACTTCTTCTGCAGGAACTTCTTTTACTTTACCTTTGCTGTCCTTAACTCTGGCTTTGGTTCCCTTTTTAATGAGCATTCCAACGCCTTCAAAGACAGCACCAATACCCATACCCTCTACAACATTCTTCAGGGTCATCATTGCAGGATGATCCGTATCCTTAGTTGTAATCGGAGTATCAATAAAACCGTAATGCTTTGTTAGTGTTCCTAGTGCATTGTCATCCTGAGAGTATTTAGAACCTAAGTCAGAGATTGCACCAACGGTTGATGCTGCACCAAACTTACCGAGAGTGGTTGTAGCACCACCAGCAAGCCAGGTTGCACCTGCTCCTGCTCCTAACAATGCAGCTACCTTTGCAGCCCCAACAGTGGCCAGTGCCATTGAACCAAAGTGAACAGTCCCTCTAATCAGTCCTCCCCACCACGTTTTGGTTTCAATCAGATTCTCACCATCAGCTCCCAAAGGATCCCATTCAGGTTTGTAATTCTCACCTTCTTCTGCCATCTCACCATTGAACATGTCAATTGCACGTTCAGGGATACTGACAATAGAAGAACCAGTGTCTTGTAAGCCACCACCCAGTGCTGAACCAAGCTCTGTAGCTATGTCAGGTACATTGAAACCCACACCATCAGAGCGTGGGTCATTGAGTTGTGCTGCTTCTGCAGCGTCATCTTTCTCTCTCTGTTGCTGCATTTGTTGAGCAGCTTCATTTGCCTTGGCGTTCTCTTCCAGACTGGTAGTTATTTGATCAGCCTGTTGAGCCGCTACATCGGGGTCGAATTCAAGACCCGGCATGTAGTTTTCATTCATTGTTTAGAACCTTTTCCATGTAAAAAGGTGAATCGTTTTCCCGTAGGTATTTGAATGGTTACTTTGTCACCATGTTCAGTTTTAACTGAACTAACAACCTGTGCTCCATTCTTGACAAAAACCTCAGAACCACTGGCAGCGCCGTAGTCAATGCCGTGTGAATTCCTGGCTTTATGTTGATCCCAACTATCTCCAACAAAGCCTGTCTTCTCGCGAAGATCACCCAAGGAGATTGTGCCAAATTCAGGATCATCTATTTCTACATATTTATCTAGTGCTCGATAGTGGAATCGTTGTCCACTTTCATCTTTAACGTCTAGGTGTTCACCAGTACTTGTAGGACCAATGTTGCCTGTCACGTAAGCTAGTTTTCGCACACCGGGTGTAAGTACATCAGGTGCGTTAAAGGGATCAATAGATTTATATGCCGCATCGATCTGTGCTTGTGGCACTTTCTGCAGTCCAACCCATTCTTGATTAAGGCTAGACATTCCGTAGTTATTAACTCTCCACCTAGCACGGTGAATAGCCATACGATCTTGTATTTCTGGTGTGAAGATAGTGTCTTTAGGGAGACCCATCTGTCCTACTACTTCTCTGAAGGTATCACCAATGAATTGATAACGACCTGCAGCATGTAGGTTTCCATCAGCATGAAGCTTCAGGATTTCACCTACTGACAGCTGAGAGATAGGTACACCAAACTTACCGTCTACTGCACTGTTCCCTGAACCATAAGCAGTTCGTCCGAAATCAGAACCACCAAGGTTATAAGCATCATATTCTCCATAAGCGGCGCTCTCCTTAGAAGCAACTAGATCAAGGAAAGTACGATCACCAGAACCCACCATCACTTGACGTGTGCGAGCTGAGGTTGGTCGATACTTCAATAGCCTTTGGAACTTAGGATCCAATGTGGATACAGCTTCTTCAGCAGGTGGCGGTACAAGATCTTTACCAGTAGCAGCTTTGTACTGTGCTCTAGCTAGATCGTATCCATTCATTCCACGTTGCCCTGCTGCCATCTGTGAGTAGATAGAAGGGATTGCAGCTTTACCCTGTGCATACAGCTTTAGTTGTTCTATTTCATCTTCAGTTCCAGGGATAACCCTTGAGGTCACCAACTGTCCAAAGGTAGTGCCAGGGGTCTTTGACCATTCAGACAGAGTGTTAATACCATTAGTTATCTTCTTCCCATATTCTTGGTCTGCTTCTGCTGAATAATCCTCAGTCCAAATGTTTTGATCCTCTTTAAGCTTTTGCGTGGTCTTACCCATAGCAATATCGTATGCCTGGTTAGAATCTTTGGATATAGCAACAGCTTTGGCATATTCAGCCTGGAAGTATGCCTGAGCACGTCGATTCTGACGTTTCCACATGGGTGATTTATCTTTTAAACCGTCTTGCTCACTACGTGCTTTGCTAACTAAAGACTCAATCTCACCTTTGGCTTCTGCTTGCTGTGTACTGCTAAGTGAAATAGCAGCTGGATCTGCTACAGCTCGACTTGAATACTGCTGGAACACCTCATCAGAGGCATCGCGGAGGTCAGCAAAAGTAATCGGCTGACCTGTTGCTAGCTTCTGACGGAGCAGGGTTTCAATAGTTTCATCGTCTCTATCTTGCTTTGTCCTTAGGTTCTTAATCTTCGGATCAACATAACCAAACGTGTTCAATGACTCTTGTTCTAGGGCCTTCTTCTGGCCTTCTGTCAGGTAGATACCCTGAGCTTCATTGGCTAGTACTTCCTTTTGTACATTGTTCGCGTAATCAAGTGCTTCTGCTTTCTTCAGATTCTCTTCCCGCGTCATGTCATTGATTATTTCACTATTAACCAATTCCTTCAGGTCACCAAAATCTCTGCCCCAATACTCAATAAGACGTACTTCTTTGCCATTTCTATCTGTAAAGGTGAAGGTATCAATACCATCTAGATTCGTAGGATCAATTTTTCCATCTCTAATACCAGCAAGAATGATGTTTCTGGCTGTTTGACGAGCCTCTTTAGGAGTTGCGCCAGTCTCAGCCATGTACTGATTGACAAAGGTGTAGATAGCCTGACCACCCTGACCAGCTCCAAACGTGGTGTATAGATCATCCTGTAGAGCCGTTTCACGGTCTGCTTTGATCTGATCAGATCGTTCTTGACTCCAAGTCATCATCTTCTTAGTTTCAAATTCCCTCATTGTGGGGAACATGTACTTGTTTAGAAGAGCAGGGTTCATCCCTGAATACTGACTCAAAAACTGTCGTCTGATTTCAGACTGAACAGCAGAATATTCAGCTGGTGTTGCGGCATTATCTAGTGTGACATCTTTACCATTGATATTCACAGAGACAGTCTCAGCAGCCTGTGTGAAGAACATGGTGTAATCCATACCACCCTGTTGAGCTTTACCTTTGGCATAGCCATAAGCAGCCCATCCAGATAGTCCGCGGATCTGTTCACCGACAAAGACATTGCCTGTTCTACTTTCTACCTTTTGTGCAAGCTTCTTTGTACCTTCTGCAGTGGCTTCTAGATCTGCCTCTTCCTGATTAAATTCTTCTTCCTGTTGGGTAGTAACTCCGTCGGTATAAGCGAGCATCATTCCTCGCTCCATCTCCTCGTTGTTCTTCTCCTTCTGGCGTTCCACCAGAGACTCTGTAAGGGTCTTAGAAAAAGCCGAAAGAGCTTCTACGTCTTTAGCCATCATTCCAGCGTTCTGGACCTCTTGACGGCTATTAGCTTCTAGCTGACGGAGATAGTTTTGTTCTCCTCTTTCCTGACGTGCATTTATTGCATCTCGCTGCTTGTCAAACTTAGCTCGTCTAACCGGAGTAAATGCACCATCCTTTAATTGTGATTGATAAGCTTTTTGATCCATTAGTTTAACCTACTAGTTTGAGATGCCCAGTCATATCCATTAGAGTTCCAACCAATAGGTCCTCCAATCTTTAGACTTGTATTTAGGCTTGGAGTGGGTTCACCGAATCCTCCCCAATCCCCAGCACTAGGTGCTTTAAGTTCGTTATATGTTTGATAACCACTTAGTGCAGCACCTCCTAATCCAGCTGCTAATGAAAGCGCAGATGGTCCTTGCTGCATGACAGGTTTAGGTGGAGCTACATCAGGTATTGGAGCAAATGCAACCTGATCAAATGCCTGTTCATTAGCACTGATCATTTCTCGTCTAATGTCTTCTACGTTCTGTTGATAACGCTCTTTACCACTGGCAAGCGTGGCAGCTCTGGTGGCATTGTTTCTACCAAATGCTGCAATAATTGAATCATCAATCCTTTGTGCTGTCTTACCAGTTCGACCGCTAGCTGCCATTTGTCCAGTAGATTGAAGCAGCTTAACCATGTCACCTTGTTCTTCAAATGCTGCAGATTTGAATAACTCATTCAGTTGACGTTGAGCCCTTGCATATCCTTCCTGTGCAGCAAAGGAGTTTTCAGCTACTGTCTCTCCATAACTTATTTTGTCGTTTTCCCAGTCACTTGTAGTACGCATCCAATTGTTTTTGCGTACCTTCAGTTGGTATTTGTAATTTCTAATTGAAGCTCTGTTTTGAGCTGCTGCTTGCTGCTGAGCGGATTGATAGCCACTGATAGCGCCTAATCCAGACACAGCGGCAGAAGCAATCCCCATACTAATAGGTTCGCACACGGCAAAATTCGATAAAGGTCAAGTTGTTGGGACCATGTATGACTTCACGTAGAAAGGTGAAACCTAAAAACTTAAGTAGCTTTAGATGTACCTTATTTCGTTTGTCAACTATGTTCCAAAGTAATTTGTTAGGTCTAGATTCAATGTATCTTTTTGCTTCTCTAACGAATAGGTGGGGGTAACGTTCTATTTCTGGAGTACATAACATCCATATAGAACCTTGATCAACACCTGCCATACCGGCAGTCTTGCCGTTAGGCACAGTGAAATAAATTGAATCAGGGATGTATGCAGCGAGAGGCAGAATGGTCATAGGGTCGTGCCCATGACCTTCTACCAACTCTCTACGATCATCCGGTCTTAAATTAGCAGCTACATCTAATGCAGCTTCAGTTGTTAATCTGTGGATGTACTTAGACACTCTTATAGAATCGGGGGTTATAATCACCCTCCCAATTCAACGACACAAGTGTTGCAGGGGATGGGTGGCTAGATTTCATGAATAGTGTGACGTTAGTGTTCCTCTCATAGACAGGAATTGACTGGTCTTTGTTTTGTGCATAAGCAACAGCATTAGCTTGATAGCCGTCCTGTTCTCTGCATTCATATAGCTGTGTGTAATCTGGTTTACCCTTTCGAACTAGCGTAGATTCGTAAACACCAGCATCTTCTAGGTTCAAAGAAACACGATGAATCATCAGTGAAGATCTAATATCAGACCTCACTGAATCACCGCTCTTTTTCTGTGCATAGATAGTAGGAAACTCTACAAGCATCTCGTAGATATAACCAAGGGTTGGAGCAGTGTCTGTCCAATCACCGTCTACCGTAATGACACCAGAATCAACTGTAACCTCCTCAAACTTACCAGTACTGACTGGTGATACCAAGTCGATCTTACCGGGCTGTGAGGGGTCAGGAGCAGGGGATGGAGGTGCTTCTGTAGTAGCAAACAATGCCAGCTTTTTAGAGGAGTAATAACCAGTAGGTAGGTTGAATGATGTTGTATTTGCAGCACTGTCAAAGGTCATGTCTGCCTTTGCGATAGTGGTTCTGTTATCCATATGTACAGGCTGATCTGCTACTAGGTTGCCAGCTGTAGTCCTTACATCTACTGCTTGAAGGGTGTAGTTAGTGCCGTTAAGAATAACTGCATAGTACACATCATCCATAATGCAATGGAATGGAACATTACCTGTCATCTCCCACCGCATCCAGGCTGACTGAACTCGCTTCTCACCTGTATTAAAGTATCGATAAAGCCAGACCTCATCTTTTTCTTTATTCGCAAGGGATACGAGGGTGTTCTCCTTCGACGATGCAATTAGATTTAGATCTTTTGGCAGCAATTTAGATACCAATTTACTCTGTTCAATGATCTGTGGTTCAGTGTCACGGTTAACTCCTGTCATCTCAAACATTCTGGTGTTGTTACCACCGTTGTTCAAGAAGCCAATTGTTGTACCCATAGACCATGGATGCGTGTCAACATTAAATTGATATGACGACAGGCTATTAATCTTTGCAGTTCGTGGACTAAAGATATCACTGTCAGTAGTCATGATGAACTGTTGGTTCTCAGCAAACAAGACCAAACCAGGATTGGTTTCAATGGCCTCATACAGAACAGCAGGTGTCTGACTACTACATGAAATATCAATAGGGTCGATAGGGGTTACAGTCGTTGCAGTCTTAGACCAGAAGTTAAAGAAGTCACCTGCTCTAGATAGAATCACATTCTCATCAGAGATGATGCCAAGACG